ACCGTGTCCAGGCTCAGTCGGAGAGTGCGGGCTGCGGTAGTTCCGAGCAGCCACATATCGTCGTGGTTGTATCGGGCCACAACATCGGGCCACCCGTCGCCGCGGGATTTGTTGCAGAACGCAGGGTCGATCCGCTCGACGAACCCGCCAAGGTTCTGCGACATGCGATTGAACTTCAGGGCGTAGCCGCCGATAGTCATCTTGTCGTCTGCCCCGGCGCGGACTTCCACCCGGACCGAGGTGAACCGCCGCTCAGCGTCGGTCATGGTGCATCTCCTTCGTTTCTGTTGACAGGTCCCGCCATCGGGGCGGGGACATTGTGGAAATCTCCGCCCAACACCGGAGCTTCGTCCTCCAGCGCGCGGGCCTCGTTTACGGACTTGCGACCGTCCTTGATCTGCAGTCCGAGCACTTCCGTGCGCGTGCGAATGTCGCTACGGATGGTGGCGTCGGTGTTGAGCTTTACGAACTGCTTGTCTGGAAGTAGCCGGTCGATGGCCTTCTCGACCCGCACGATGTAGGGCCGTAGGTTCGCTGCCCGGTTGATCTGCCGGTGTTCCTCGTTCGAGTAGGTCAACGAATTGGCTGCCTCGCCGCCGATCTCTGTTGGGTCGATGCCGTAGATCGCCGCCGTCTGGTTGGCCGACAACTTCAGCGTTTCGATGAAGTGGGCATGGTTGGGCGGGATCGTGATCGCGGAGAACTCCCAGTCGCGTCCGCTCACGAACGGCTTGCCCTTGCTCAGTGAGGAGACGAGGCGTTCCTGGACTTGCTCGGCCTGGTCCGCGTCGAGCACCCGTTCGCTGTTTTTCAATACGCTCGGCGGCAGGCCGCCGCCGCGCCGGACATCGGCGTATTCCTGGGCCGATAGACCCGCGGAGATCACCGAGGCGAAATGCTCGATCGGCGATAGCCCAATTTTCTTGCCCGGCGGGACAATCCACGGGATATGCACGATCCGGCTTGCCGGCACCGGCTGCCCGAACACATACCACTGCTTGCCTGCATCGCTGAACGTCCAGTCGGTGTCTTGCAGCCACGACACCGACGTCGGATAGCCGTAGCCGTCGGCCGAATTCACCCATCCGACGGCGTTCCCGTACGCGGCCAGGCCAAAGAACGCCTGACCGAGCCACGCCGTCGCGCCGGGGCCGCCTGCGGTGTCAAGGCCCTGGATCAGTTGGGGAGCGGTGATCCGCGACCTCGATCCGTCGTCTACGCGCCGGTAAGCGTTGATCGGCAATGTCGACCCGTAATCGACGATGTGCCGCAGCGCAGCGAAGACTGGCGCCAAATACGTGGCCGACTCCGCGGTGACGTTGTGCGGGGTGCGGCGATCACCGCCGCTCCCGAACCAGTGCTTCATTGCGCGCTGTTCTGGCCGGCGGAAGAACAAACTCACGAACCGTCACCGCGGTTCATTGACCAGCTCGCGAACAGCGCGGCAGCAGCGAGCGGAAGCAGCACCGCTGGAGCCCAGATGAACCACGCGAACGCGGCGATACAGGCGACCCCGAACAGGTCGAGCGCTGTCGCCGCCGCAGTCCTACCCTTCATAGAATCGACTCCAAAATCTCGTAGTTCGGGTCGTATCTCAGACCCCACCGATAGACCGCCACTGAAGCCGCCACGAGCGGGCTGTCATCGACCTTCGGATCCCGGCGATCCCAGCGCTCAGACTCGCCCGACTGGCGCACCACCGCGTTCTTCACCGCTACGTCCAGCACCGGCTGACCGCAGTGCGTCATCGTCGCGTGTTTGACGGCCTCCTGAAACGCCACGCACGCGGCCGCCTCATCGCCGGTCGTCAACGTCTCGAACTCGATACCCGCCTTGACAAATTCGGGCGCCAACGCGCGCGCCTTAGCCCCGGCTAGACCGACCTCGGCGATATCCCACGCGTCTCTCAGCTCGCAGACTTTCGCGGGAAGCTCAGCCGTTCCGCGCAGAGACCAGACCATCACCAGTGATTTGCCGTTAACTTCGCCAGACATCGCGATACAGGACCACTTCAGGTCCGGCGACACCGCGATCGTCAGCACCGACCGATCAGGCAGTCCGGCTGTCGTATCCGCCAGAGTCAGCCAGCGTTCGTAACTGAACACGTCGGCGGCGGACTTCGGCCAGATGCCCATCATTTCCCGCTCGCGCGAATCCGCGTTCGGAATGTTCTCCAGCATCCGCATCATCGACTCGCGCGGAGTCCGGGACGGAAACGACGGGTTGAACGTCGACCACTTCGATTCGTCTTCCGGGTCGGTACCCGGCTCGGCGCTGATCTCCACGTACAGCGCATCGGTCGTCTTGCCGTCGATCGCCTTCTGACGCTTCTCAGCGAAGGCCTCGCCGGGATCTTTCGGCCTGGGCGGTGTGCCCATAAAGAACAGCAGGCCGCCGTGCGGATGCTTGGCCTGGTTGGTCGCCGGCACCATGTCCTCCAGCGCGTCGATCGACAGGATCTGCGCTTCGTCGAACACTTCGCCGTCGACTTCATCCATGCCGCGGCCGAAACCTTGCTCACGGGCACCGAACTGAATTACCGAACCGTTTCCGAACGAGATCTGCTGTTCGCCATTCGCGGCGCGGATTCCGTTGGACCGGTCCCGCTTCAGGTACGGGCGGATCTCCTTGCGCTGCACCAGTGCCTGGAAATTCGCGAACGTCTTGTTAGTCGTCGTCCCGTGATGCGATGTCCACAACCAATGCGTATCGGGGAACTCCAAGCACAACCCGGTCACCACACACCGCACGAAAAACGTCTTCGCGACCTGCCGGGGGATCGACAACGTGTTACCGCCGACCGACGCCGCGTACTTGCCGTTATCCCGGCAACCCAATGCGACCGAACCTAAACCCTGCTGCCAGCGATCGAAATAGATCCCAGCGCTATTCATACGACGCTCGACCCGCGGGAACACCGTCGTGACAATCCCCTTGGGAATGACCAGGTGCCGCGCGACTTCAGAGAGCTTCGGCGTCGAAACTGTCGTCGACATCCCCGCCGGATTCCCCGTCGCCGTCCTCACCAGCCTGCAAGTCGATCGCCTCGATCTCCTTCGCGATCTCCTGCAACCTGCGCGTCAGCGAGGCCAGATCACGAGGCGGGCAATCCGCGGCCGAAACAGTCTTCGCAATCCGCGCACGCATCGCCACGAGAAGCTCACGATGGCTACCGCCGGCGGCAGCCTGCGCGACGGTCTTCGACCTCTGCGGCCGCGAGGTAGCCGTTTCCCCAGGTCGGACAGCGCGAAGGCTGGATTTACCTGGCATGACGACACCTCCTCAGGCTGCGCCAGTAGAACGCCGAAAAGCACTGCGGCGCAACATCTTTGAATGAATGAAACATGATGCAACGCAACGGAATTCAGCCACTAGGTCACCCCTGGTGGTGTGGAAAAATGACGGGGAGATATTCCTGACTACCGTGGCAGTCAGGCTGCCGGTCCCTAAAAAAAGCCGGTGTCTGTGGCGTCGTGCCGTGGCTGGGGGTTGAAGAACGCGGCGATCGCCGGGGCCGGCTCTTGCCGTTGTCGGCGTCCCGCTGTTGCTCTGTTGCCTCCGGCTGGGCATTCGCGGCCTCGATGCTCGGGGTGCCTGGGCAGTGTGCGGTCGCGGTCGTCGTGTCCGAGGTCCCAGGGCTGGTCGGGCCGGATGGGTGTGTGGCAGCGGCGGCAGTTGATGGTGCCGGTTCTGACCTTGGGTGCCCACTGTTCGCGTTCGCGCTGGTGTGGGTATCCGTAGCCGCGCCGGGTTGTATCGCCGGGCATGGAATCTCCCCGCTTCAGGGATGACGAAGCCCCGGTCAGCGGAGGGGCTGCCGGGGCTTGATTTCGTGGGGTAGAGACACTTCTCCCCGAACGATTTCGGATCGTAGCAGGTCAGCGATCCCGTTTTCGAGATGTTCTGTCAGATCCGACCACATGATCATGTCGCGCTCGCTTTCGTCTTGAGTCGTTCGTCTCGGGCGCGGAGCTTGCGTGCGCGCTTCACGCTGTAGACGTAGGGCTCGTTGTCGTGGGTGTGGGTCGGCACGATCAGGCCGTTGTGGAGTCGGCCGGCGGGGCGTAGTCGCTTGGCCCGGATCCACGCGTCGAGCGTTTCAGGTTCGACGGGTTCGCCGCAGTTGGCCAGCACCTCCAGCAGCTGCGCCTCGGTGTGGTAATCCCGTTCGGCTGCGGCTTTGCGTCGGGTCGATTCGATGTCGATGTCTCGCTCGCAGGCGGGGCAGGTGACGGTGCGGTCGTAGGTGTCGGCGTACAGGATGCGCCCGCAGTGTGTGGTCTGGCCGCGGCGATCTCGGCCGGTGGTGGTGGGGCAGGGGCCGACGAGGTGGCGTTGTAGGGGGTTGATGGCGGTGACGAGGGTGCCGGTGCGGGCGGTGTCGGTGCCGACGAGCTGGCGGATGTCGCGGTACAGGTCTCCGGCGGTGTCCAGTTTGGAGATGGCTGGGATGTTGACCTTGAGCCAGCGCGCGAGGTCCGGTGTTGTGACGCTGGCCAGCTCTGGCGGGATACGTCCGGTGTGTTCCTGGACGACGTGAACCACCCAGCGCAGCAACAGCTTTCGGACGGCGCGG